GAACTTCATCTCGGAGGTCAACGGCTGCCAGCCTTTCAACTACACGGATGACTTCACGACGGAGGGCATCGTGATGGACGTCCTGGCCCGTGGCTCCCTGGGCGGCGGTGCCTCCACGACGGTTGTGCCGACGACGACGGGTGATGGTCCCTCGGGCCCCTACCTGCCTGGTCTGGGCATTGCGGTCGGTCCTTCCCTGGCCGGTGCGTCTTGGCTGGACTCGATCTCGGATGCGGGTGATGAGGTCTTCGCCGACACGACCAACTACCTGCTCGCCAAGGTCATCCTCGACTCCGGCGTGCGCTGCTCGGGCAAGAACCCCGTGGAGGTTGCCAAGCTGCAGCTCAACGGCCAGGATCGGTTCACGGAGCGTGAGGGCCGGTACTTCGACCGCGTGCAGCCCTACCAGCACCACAGCCGCACGCCCCAGGTTGGCATCAACGTGTATTCCTTCGCGCTGAAGCCCGAGGAGCACCAGCCCAGCGGCACCTGCAACTTCTCTCGCATTGACAAGGCGACGCTCCAGCTCACGGTCTCCGTCAACACGGTCCGTGGTGGGCGCACGGCCCAGGTGCGAGTGTACGCCGTCAACTACAACGTCCTGCGCGTGATGTCCGGCATGGGCGGCCTTGCCTACTCCAACTAAGCGCGAGAGTTGGATGACTAACTATTTAAAAATCAAAAAAAACGGGGAAACCCACACATGCGTTCTCAAACGAGAATGGATGCGTATCGTATCGGGCACCCGAACATCTGGAGTACTTTCTTCAACATTTCAAACACTGATGTGGAACCACTCGTGTAACTCAATTTTTAAATGAGGGTTCAGAGTGTCCGTGTTGCTCTTTTCACGGACGTCGTAAATACAGTTTTTGTCGCATAGCTCGATGTCAATTCCCTCTTTCTGTAGAAACTCCTGTGCAGCCGGAAACAAGATGCCAGCGCGCACAACTCCTCCTTCGCTAAACACAGGAACGATGTTCTTCAAACTGCGGAGATAGATGAACGGCTTTTGCGCGGCAATTATTGTTCCGGTACTTTCAAAATCACTTGGACCATTTGACGGACTATTCCTGTCGATTTCCTCCATGACGTCAAGCAGAAATGCCCGGTCGAACAATGTGGGCTGAACATTCATAATGTATGCGTCCCGTGGAGTCGCCAACTGAAATAGAGTACTTCCAGCTTCAATGGTTCTGCCACCGAACGGCCAGGAACATTCCGAAAGCTTTATGAGCTTGACATGTGGATTTGCTTCCATGAGAGTATGTGCGTCGCTGAAAGACGCCCAATCCACAGGACCGGTTAGAAACATGTCATCACACCAAAAGATGACATATTTCGTATCAATCCTTTTTAGATACGACGCCACGCGCGTCATATAGTTCGTATTGTTGTTTGCCAGCTCGCCATAGTGTAAAATGGGGATATCGCCCATCTTTGCGCGGATCTCCTCGAGGGGTCCATCCGTACAGAGATACATCTTGATCGAGTCGTTGTTGAAGTACCGTCGCTTCAGCTCCATGAACGGAGTCCACAAACTGCGATACATGTAGCATGAACAATAAACGATAGACACACTCATATGTTGTGAACATACACAGAATCGTTTAAGTCTATGATCTGAGACCTGGCCTCTATATATTTCAATGTGTCAAAAATAGGGAAACCCACAACTGTATACGGAAACCCGAGTACAGTTGTGATGTGCGTGTATTGTTTGTAACTATTTTTAACTACTATAGTAATGTTCGTAGAACATACTTTATCATATGATGCAATGAAGTATGACTTCCAGGACATAGTAAAGCGGATATTCGATATAAAAGACCTCCAACGCGCCCATGAACTGCGGCCGAGGTCGAACGACCAGATAACATTTGAAGAAGATACGAAGACATGGTTTCATAGACACTACTATGATTCTCCACTATACGGAGAGATGATCGGTATCTATGAGACGTTTGTAAAGGATATTATCCTTCCCAGGTATTCTGATTCTGCATATGTCGTTCAGGTGGATCCGTCTTTTCGTATTGGAATCCCAAACAACACTGCTCTTGGGATCCGAAACGATGATACAAATGACCGTATCGGATGCCATTGTGATGCAGATTATAATCATCAGCCAGGAGAGATCAACTTCATCGTTCCTATCACACCCATGTTTGACACAAACTCCGTCTACGTCGAAAGTGAGCCTGGAAAGGAAGACTTCCACCCCGTAAACCTTTCAGTGGGCGATGTGTTCTGTTTTTACGGGAACAAGTGCCGGCACTACAACGTGACAAATACTACAGGCTTAAGCCGATTATCTATTGATTTTCGTATCATTCCAATGTCTCGTTATATCGATGATTGGGCGAGCGCGTCGGTCCACGGAAAGAGGCCACTTACACTGGGGGGTTACTTTAAGAGAATAAATGGAGACTCTCGTTGTGAATAACTTTGTCCTGTCTGGATACGGGGATCGTATGATGGACCTACTACTTCTCGCTTCGTACGCACGCGCAAGGAATATGCGCCTATATATTCGTTGGCAGGATTTCCCAGGTATGCCCGATTACAGCGACATTCCAGAGTGGAGGTTTCAGGATACTCGACTCAAGAACTTTCTGTCCTTCTTCCGGCTCCCTTCGGAAGTCCAGATAGAGTATACATCTGTCGCAAACACCGCTCACGAATGGAAGCAGTACATCGGTGGAACTACGTCTCCAACAGTTTTTCATGAACGATACATCGCAGGGTGGTTTCCCATCGGCCTTTCGGAGTGGTTGGCGATCGTAGATGAAGTGAAATCAGAGTTGAAACTCAAGGTGACTCGATATGTACCAGAGAGGCCTTATGTAACCGTTCACTTGCGGCGCACAGATAAACTGCGCGGAGTGTGTGAAACGCAAATCGTAAAGGACGAACTCGCTCTTCTGAACCAAGAGACATTCGCAGCTATCCAGACTGCCAAGGACAGCGGTTACACCGATTTCTATATTGCGACGGACGATCCCTCGGCGCGCGGCGAGTATATTGCCTTCATCGAGTCTATCGGTTGTCGAGTGATTGCGCCTGCTAACGATCACAAGCTGCTATCTAGTTATTTTGACACATGGATGATGAAGTCGACTTCTATCATCATTGCGTCGATGCGGTATTCTACATTTTCGCTGTTCCCGTCACTGTGGTGGGACATCCCGCTTTGGACCGTGTTGCCCGACTCTCTGCATTCTGTTCACAAGTTTAATGCGACATATTACAAGAATGTCCAGTTGGGCAATTGAGGGTGACGATTAACGTTGCGATACTCCGTGTTTGCGTTTGTACGTGCGTATGTATGGACAAATATGCTCTTATTAGAGAGGAGCCCGTATTTGAGCTGTAGAAGATACACAAACATAGAATACGATGATTGTAGTAGATGAATCTCTGTAGCGTGCTCTATGAGGCCCAGCGACTGAAAGAAGTCCGACGAACTGTTTTCTAGCTTAACCGCATATCCGCGAGGCAATCGAAGAGGAAACGCCGGCTGTGTGTGATATACGTAATAAGGAACATCTGTGATATGTTGAATTTCTGTTGCGGGGGTGCGTTTCACGTTGAAGCGATCATACATTGTTGACGCTGGGAGATCGTGGTATATATAAAATGCTTCGACAAAACTTACCATCGTCGTCTCACGAAATCGAGCCCATTTTGAATAATCGTCGAATGCGCAGAGGCCAACGAACGGCTGCGTTGGATATTTACACCTTCCTCCAGCACGCGGACACGCCACCGGGGACCCAGTTTGATGGCACAGAACACATGTTCCAGATCCTATCGGTGAAAGATCGGCAAGTTCGACATCGATTCCGGTATCGAAAAAGAGGCGACGCACAAAAGGCAACTGTTCGGGTTGAACAACCATAACAGTTGCATTTCCATATTTACGATACATGTGGTTGTATAGACCAAATTGGCTAAAGAAATCTGTCCATCCTTGGTGACCTAGGACGCGCATTTGTATACATTGGGATTAAGCCATCTTGACGAAATACGCAGGACCAACTGCCTCGCCGTACGGCTGTTCGACCCGGTCAACAAACTGGGTTGCGAAGTACTCCTCGCAGGCCTTGCGGCATCCCGTCAGCTCCCAGTCGTCAATGATGAGAACGCCTCCGACATTCATGAGAGGAAACAGGACCTCAAGGCTTACCTTGGTCGACTCGTAAAGATCACCATCCAGACGGAGAAGCGCGATTCCACCCAGCTGCTTGAGGACGCTCACGTATGGCTGTAGGGTATCCTGGAACCATCCCTTCACAAGCACGATGTTCTGCCAGTTATTCGGAAACCACAGCTTCATATTCGCCTGAACACGCTCCTTGGAGTGAACCGTGATACCCGAGCTCTTCAGAAGCTCACGGGTATCGGTATACTTCACAACAGGCTTCGGGCCCTCGACACCTGGCTGTTGATCGTCATCATCGGACGCAAGTGGGATACCCTCATACGAGTCAAACGCATAGATCCAACGCTTCTCGGGATAAAGGATGTTCCGCTCCTGCATCGCGGCAATCTGAGCACCTGCCGCAACGCCGCACTCCACAAGTGTGCCCGGGATTCGGTTCGCAAATATCTGATCCGTGAAATACTTGGTGTTGTCAATTGTCTCCCTGGTGGAGTATGCTGCGCCGTAGTATGCCATTTTCTTACTATACGATTAGGTTCGTCTAAATCACGGAGTAACAATCGTCCAGTTGGGTAGTTCTACGGGCTCTGTGAACATTCGCTTGAAGTCTCGCTGACAATACACGAATACCGGGACCGTTTCAAGCATGCCATACTTCGCGTCAATCATGTAACACACGACGGCCCAGACGGAATCTAAGACATGGATGGCCTTTGCATGTTGTAAAACACGAATCGCGTCAAAAAAGGTTTCGCTGGACTCTCCAAGCCGTACGATATCTGTGTTCTCAGCTGGCTGGACAACAAGGTCTTCGATGTTTACAGCGTGAACGCATATATACGGTTCTTGCTTCGCGTGCTTGTTGTAGTACATTTCCTCTGCCACCGGATCCCTATACAAGGTAAAACTGTTCACACGCTCGATATACGGAATGTTATACGACTCGTAGAAGAGTTTTTCAAACGGATAATCCGTTACAGCATTGAGACGATTATACGCATTCCGGTATGGATCGTTCATAGGCCTCTGCACGTCATAGTGACCGATAAATTCGAACCGCGTAATACGAAGATGTGCCACATCAACAGGAGATAACCAATCGACCTCGATGATCCTCTTCGGAATGTAGATCGGAAACACGTTCCGAAGGCCTCGTAGATAGAATCCAACCAGTTGTCTGGCGTCCTCACGGATTACCACAAACAGGTTTGTGTATTTTTTCGCATACCAATTGATGAGTGGCAGGCAGTTGACAATATCGGTCCATCCCTGATGGAACATCAATAACGCATTCATTGTATTGTGCTCATACATTTGTCCACATCAAAGCTCCAAGGCGAGTTTAGACCGTTGTCAAGAAACTCCACTTCACCGATAGGCACCCACTGGTAGTTCTTGGCTCCATCATTGTTCCATGTGACACCGTTACCAATGTTGAGCTGGATCTTGTCGTCCGCCACGCCCTCGACCTCACCGATCGAATCACGGTAGCGAACACGGCGATACAAGCCGTTGGTTGGTGCCGTCTCACGGAACTGCGTAAGGTTCGTATGAGACATCGTATATAGAAATCGGGAGTTGATGGTATCAAACTCTGGGCTGTTGATCGAAACAACAACGCACTCCGGTCGTGCGAAGACGAGATTGCACATGCCACCTCCAATCGCACCCACAACATGGGTTGCGTTGGCAAAATACTGGATCTTTTCAGCCATCGTCAGCTTCTCGCAGAACACCTCAGCATATCCATTCTCTGCCAGACGTTGTACGAGTTCATCCTCCACCATCATCTTGCGACGCGTCGTATAGTTGGTCCCCATATTGGAGGTATCGCCATGAATCCACGAACGACGGGAAACGTAGAACTTCTTGGGCGTGTCAATGGGATTCTGACTGGCCAACGAAACCATCTTCTTGTAAAGTTCCCACACGTGAGGATGAGGCGGCTCGTTGGAGTGTCCGTCGTGTGTCATTGAATTGACTAGGATCACCTCCTCGTACGAGGCGTTACCGTCGGCATATACAATATCGGTTTCCTGGATGTTCAGAAGACGCAAGCAGTCTGTTACGAAAGGATAGTGTGGTCCGGATGACATCAGCAGCTTAACGGGTTCATCTGCTCGAAGACGCAGGTAGTCGAACAGATAGGGCAGACTATCATATAGAAAGTGAAAGTAGTTGTCTGTGTTGTATATGAAGAAGAACGATCGGCCCACGCGATGGGAACACGTAGACATCGATGGTTCGTATTCACCCGACGGATAGGCAGACGTAACACCTGTCGACATTGTCTTCTCATTGTAGGGCGTCGCAAGCTCCTCGGCCGTGTGTAGAAGAACATTTGGATAGCGAAGGTTGGAACCCGTTAGAGTGACATTGGGACCAATGCTCCACTCTTGCCGATTTCGCGACGTTGGAAGCGTCGTAATCTTCATTTTCATATACCGACGCTTGGGTAAGTAAATGGTTCAGATCGTTCTCCCCATGTCGGGGGTCGGAAAGCGATTTGTGGCTGCCGGATACGTGGATCCCAAACCGCTCATTGACGTGGATGGAAAACCCATGATTGAGCATGTGATGAATCTGTTTCCTGGAGAGAATCACGTTCTCGCGATCTGTAATAGCGATCATCTACTGTCTACCGATATGCGGTCGGTCCTTCGTCGTCTATGTCCGAGTGTAAACATTGTGAGCGTCCCGTATCGCGGCAAGGGACCTGCCGATGCTATTATGTATGCCTCCGACTTCATAACCGACAACGATGAGGTGATCGTTTCCTATTGCGACTACGGTACTCGTTGGGACTACAAGCGGTTTCTACAAGAGATGCGATCCCGTGTAGCCGACGGTGGAATTGCGTGCTACCGTGGTTTTCATCCCCATCATCTAGGTCCCGATACGTATGCGTATGTCGACGAGATCGATGGATGGGCTGTGGAAGTGCGAGAGAAGATGCCCTTCACCGAGAACAAGATGAACGAATACGCATCCAATGGCACATACTACTTCAGGACTGGGAAGATTCTCAAAGAGTTTGCATACCGACTTATGCAGTCGGGGAAGACAGTCAACGGGGAGTTCTACGTAAGCATGGTCTACAACCACATGATTGCCGCGGGGATGGCAGTTCGGGTTAGCGAGATTGACAAGATGCTACAATGGGGCACCCCTCACGATCTTCGCACCTACCAAATGTGGCACGGGTGTTTTCAACGCCCCCCTCAGCTTGTGTTTCCTGCGCGCGGGCTTACCATTCTTCCCATGGCGGGTCGTGGTAGCCGCTTCTCAATGGAGGGATACACAATCCCCAAACCATTCCTCCCCATCAGTGGACAACCGATGATGGTTGCTGCTCTCGAATGTCTACCGCAAACTGCGGAGACTCGCATCATAACGCTTAAGGAGAACGAGGATGTTCGGGTATACATTCCCAAGGCCAAGGTATTTGAGATTGAGAATGTCACAAACGGACAGGCAACGACCTGTATGGTGGCACTGGAGGATGTTGCGGACGATACTCCCATCACAATTA